TGATGTCGCCTTTGTTGAAAAGTATAACAAGCGGATGGCTGAGTACTCCGATGACGGCCACATTTTCCATGGGGCGTATGGGTTCAGGTGGCGTAATTGGTTTGGTGAAGACCAGTTGCTTACGAGTATCGCACGCCTGAAAACGTTTGAAAATGACCGCCGAACAGTAGTGGCTATGTGGGATCCCGAGTACGATTTGTACGAAACAAACCACATGAAAGACATCCCATGCAACACGCACATTTATTTCAAGGTGAGGGATAACCGCCTCAACATGATGGTGTGCTGTCGCAGTAACGACATGATATGGGGTGCGTACGGAGCCAATGCTGTTCACATGGCTATGCTGCAAGAGTACATGGCAGCGATGGTCGGGGTTAGGATCGGTAGGTACACACAGGTAAGTGACAGCCTACACACCTACACTGAAACCTTGGAAAAGGTAAAAGACATAATGCCCGATTACGACCCATACCTGACAATGGGAACAGGGCACTATGTCCCTGAAGCATTAGTTAGTAACCGAGCAGCATTTGATGACGAGTTAAAACTTGTTTTGGAAGTAGATCGTAACAAGACTTACAATTTCAAAAACGAGTTTTTACGCACAACGGCAACTCGTATGATAGATTCTTACTCTGCTTTTAAGGCAGGTAATATGGAAGAAGCATTGAAGTTTGCACATTTGATACAGGCAACCGATTGGAGAATAGCATGCGTGGAATGGTTACAGAGAAGAAAAACAAAGACATCTTTGAACACATAGACACATTATCAATTGACGATATAAATGGCTTGATAAAGGCACAGAAAAGCTACGGCGATAGTTGGAAACGCCGTGGTGGCGTTGGTGCTTTTATGATGTTAGCACGTAAGTGGGACCGCATTAGCAATCAGTGCAAGGCAAACAACTGGGATATATTCAAGGCAATTGAATTTGACCCTAGTGATACGGGCATATTAGACGATATACGTGACCTCCGTAGGTACCTTTTGCTCGTACACGGAGAAATGGCTAAAAATGGTTATACCGATCCAGGATCAATTGATTGAGGCTGTGTGCGAGTGCGGCAAAGATGAGCGTACTCTCACATTGCGAAAACTTAAAAACAAGTGGCCTCATTGTGAATGCCGCCAAGCTATGAAGGTGATTAATGAACGGTTTTCAACTCCCGACGGAATGGGTGATGCCAGAGGTATTGCCCAATTTATCCGCAGCAAAGGAAATGGCGATTGACCTTGAAACTCGTGACCCACACCTTACAACCAAAGGTTCTGGATGGGCTCGAGGCGACGGTGAAATTATTGGAATTGCTATCGCCGTTGAGGGAGAGTCTTGGTATTTCCCCATCAGACATGGCAATGGGCCGAATCTGGATGCAAACAACATACTCCGATGGATGCGTGAAAGTGTCTGTAATAAACCCGACTGCGATTACATCTTCCACAACGCCATGTACGACGTCGGGTGGCTACAGCACGAAGGCGTAGAAATAGCAGGGCGTATAGTAGACACCATGGTGGCTGCCCCCCTGTTGGACGAGAACAGATATAGCTACGCCTTGAACAGTTTGGGTAAGGATTACTTGGGTGAAACCAAAAACGAACGCCTGTTGCAAGAGGCTGCAAAGGAGTTCGGTGTAAATGCCAAGAGCGGTATGCACTTGCTCCCTGCACACTTCGTTGGTGCGTATGCCGAGCAGGATGCAGCCTTGACCTTGAAGTTGTGGCAACACTTTAAGAACCTTATCATAAAGGAGGAAATACAAGACATTTTTAATCTTGAACTCCGTGTGCTAAAAGTATGTATAGCAATGCGCAAGAAAGGCGTACGAGTAGATGTTACACGGGCAGAGCAAATCAAGTTGGATCTTGAAAAGCGTGAAAAGGCGTTGCTTGACAACATCGTTAAAGATCACGGAATTGGTGTGGATATTTGGGCGGCAGCGAGTATCGCCAAAGCCTTTGACAAAGTCGGCTTGGAATACGACCGCACCGCTAAGACCAATGCTCCGAGCTTCACAAAACATTTTCTTACGAACCATCAACACGCATTACCAAGAGCCGTGGTACAGGCGCGTGAACTTAATAAAGCGCGTACAACATTTATTGACACGATACTGGACTACCAACACAACGGGCGTATCCATGCAGAAATGCACCAATTACGCAGCGACGACGGTGGTACAGTTACGGGTAGGTTCAGCTATAGTAATCCAAACCTACAGCAAATCCCCGCACGTAACGCGGAGATTGGCCCGTTGATTCGCGGTTTGTTTATGCCAGAGCAAAACGAGTTGTGGGGCGCGTTTGACTATAGTAGTCAAGAGCCACGGATTGTGGTGCATTACGCTTCGTTAATGGACTTTACAGGTTCGCATGAGTTTGTTGCGGAGTATGCCAAAGATGCACGTACCGATTTCCACCAACTCGCTGCTGATATCGTCGGAGTGCCACGCAAAAAGGCCAAGGACATCAACCTCGGTTTGTTTTACGGCATGGGGCAAAAGAAGTTGGCAGAATCTTTGGGGCTTGAGTTGGAAGATGCCAAGGAATTATTCAAAACGTACCACGATAAAGTGCCCTTCGTGCGGCAACTTAGTGAGTACGCATCTAATCGTGCTAACAATCGAGGAGCCATCCGCACATTGTTGGGACGACGTTGCCGCTTTGAAATGTGGGAACCAAACAAGTACGGCCTCCACAAACCATTGAGGCACGCAGAGGCATACGCTGAGCACGGCCCTAGTATACGTAGGGCGTTTACTTACAAGGCTCTGAACAGGCTCATACAGGGGTCTGCAGCGGATCAAACTAAATTGGCAATGGTAACCGCTGCCGAAGCCGGATATTTGCCTTTGATACAAGTGCATGATGAGCTTGATTTTAGCGTGAGCTCCCGTATAGACGCCATGCGCATATCAGAAATTATGGAAACGTGTGTGGAACTTGCTGTTCCTAGCGTAGTGGATGCCGAGTTTGGTCCTACATGGGGCGAAGCAAAGCAAACCTTTAGCGATAAACCATGGACAAGGGGATTGTCTGGTAATCACAGCTTAATGGAGGATAACAATGAGCTATGAAGATGATGACGAAGAAGAACGGTATTTTAGTCCAGTTAAGATAAATTACCTGCGTAAATCAGGCTACGTGAAAAGATTTCACACATTACCTACTACAGGAGATAACCAAACTGTGAGCGCACATAGTTGGGGAGTTGCAACCATTTTAAATGAAATATGGCCTGATGCCAGTAAACAGGTCATCTTAGCAACACTGTACCATGACGTTGCAGAAATCTTGATTGGTGATATCCCTACTACAGCTAAATGGTTGTACCCTGAGTTTGCTGAGGCGATAGAAAAGGTAGAGGTCCGTGCTGAAAGGTACTTGGACATTGGCTTTGCATTAAGTGAGCATGAAAAGTTGCAGTTGAAGATCGCTGACATGCTCGAGCTCATGTTTTATGCCAAAGAGCAAATCCACCTTGGGAACCAACATTTCAAAGAGGTGTTGGAAAATGGTCAGAACTACCTTGAGATAAAGTTTGGTCACACGAGCCAGTTTAAGGATGCTGAAAAGATGTTTGGTCTGGCCCTGACTTAATAACAGGTAGTCTTTTACCACTCACCCTTTATTATAAGGTTAAGGCATAGAAAGGGTCTTACCAATGAACATATTCGCACTAAGTTACGATCCAATAATAGCAGCGGAACTTCACTGTGATAAGCACATAGTAAAGATGCCGTTGGAAACTGCGCAGATGCTTTGCACAGTGCAGAATAGGTACGGTGCCGAAAGCCCTTATCGTAGTGCGCACTTAAACCATCCCTGCACGATATGGGCAGGGCAAACGGTAGAAAACTACCGATGGCTCTGGCGGTTAGGCGTAGCCTTGTGTGAGGAATACACCTACCGATATGGCAAAAACCACGCTAGTGAGCGCATAATAGCTATCGTGCGCTGCCCTCCAGAAAAATTAACCGCCAGAGGCTTCACCAAATTCGCTCAGGCCATGCCTGACGAGTACAAGCACCATGACCCAATTACTGCTTATCAACAGTATTATCGTGGTGCAAAATACCATTTGGCCCAGTGGACAAACCGTCCAACGCCAGAATTTATGCTAACCGGAGAAAGCAATGTCTAACATAGAATCAAAACGATTAGTAATAGTGTCCGACGCGTATAAAAAAGCAGGGAGTATACAACGCCTTGCTGACATACTGCATGTTCATTACACCACAGTAAACGGATGGTTTACTTGGAAAAACGGCCCCAGTGAAGATAATGTTATTTACATGAAGCGTTATCTTAACGACGAGGTTGTGTTCCCTGTAAAAGTTGAGCCGCCAAAGCCCGTACCAGAACCTATTCCCGTTATGCCTCCCGAGAAGCCTGTGCGGTTTTCTACACACGGGCAAAAAACAATACTGAAAAGTTTTGCAGGGCTCGGCTCGTTAAAGCAAGGACTACCGCCTAGTAAGCATGAACCTTTGTTTCCTAGCCGGAAGATGGATTGCCGCGTGGTTAACGTGTTTCTTACAAAACGTGGTGATTATGTGGGTTATGCCGAAGGCGAAAATAACGAAACGGTGTTCATAACACCAATGGTAATTAAAGAAATATATAAAGAATACGGGAACATTGTTCCCCGCGATAGATTTACGCTCAACGTAATAACAGACCTTAGCGGACGCAGCGATTTTGTTTCCAACAGCCTTCACAGAGGAGAATAAGTTATGAACCGTAAGCAAGTATTAGAAGACGCAGTAGTCTCTTTAGAAATTCGTGAAACTGAGTTGGGTATGAACTTGTTCACCAAAGCGTCAACCATTGCTTCAACCCTGTTGGATAAGCGCGTTAGCCCTTATGATGTTTCCATGATTGAAATGGCTTTGCACTTAGCTAAAACAACTAGCAGGTTCAAAACTGACGAGTCATGGATAAGCATGATAATGAGTGCGGGGTACGCTGCCCAGTACTCGTCTGAAAAGTTATCTTTGCCAGAAGCCGTGGTCAGCGATAATATGACCAAGATTCAAAATGACATCGCTGATACTGTTGAACAGATGAAACCATTTAAAAAGGCATGACTCCCATGGCTGTAACAAAATTTAAGGACGTCCCTATACAGGGGCGTCAATACACCAAGATTATGAAACTTGTGGGCGAAGCCTTGAAAAGTAATGGCAAGGTTGATATGGATGTTCGGCAAAGCAGCAAGTTGAAGGAGTACGTGATGAGCGTAACAATAAACACGGACAAACAAAATGCCTGACATCACGATGTGCAATGGCGAAACGTGCGCGTTGGCTGAAACATGCTACCGCGCACCACAGAGCGGCACCGTGCCGAACGGTGACCGGCAGTCGTGGTTCGTTGAGGAGCCGTACTGGCGCGACGGCAGAGGGCCAACTATCTGTGATTCTTACTGGAAAATCGACCCGCCAAAGGAGAAAGAGTGATGGATGACACCGAAAAGTTAGCTCAAATGATGATCCGTTGCGGACTGGCAACGGGCCATGGCGACACCATCGACGATTTGATTTTTGAATTGGAAAAGCAAATCAAGAATACATCGCACGCATTCAGCGATGCGCGGAAACAGATTGAGCAGTTGCGGAACGATAATAATCGCTTGGCTTGTCTTGCTATCGACAATGCAAAAGATACAGGACGAGCATTGATGTATCGTAAAATACTGCAACAGATCGCAGATGAAGGCTCTGGTCATGGTCAGGCTCTTGCGTATGCCGCACTCAAGGATAAAAAGTGATGGATTACATTTGGTTTTGGATGGCAAAGTTTTTTGCGGAACTATTTTGGCTTGTCGCTTTGGTTATCGGTTTGATTGCTGTGGTCCTTGTCACTGGGGTATTTTTGTCTGTGGTTAATTGGCTTCTGGGAAAAATAAAAAAATTAAAGGGAAAAAAGTGATGGCTAGAAACCCTGATTATGTTACGCCGGAAGAGGCACTCAAAAAAATCTGCCCGTTAAAAGCAACATCGGACATTGATGAAGTTAGTGGTCAGTGCATCTCGCATGAGTGCATGGCATGGCGATGGCATACTTACCAAGTTCCGATACCGGAAAACGAGCGCACTGGGCCTAACATTTGGAAAAAAGAAACAAGCATGACCTACGGGCGATGCGGGATGGTGCCGCTATGACAGATATCGCTGAACAGATCAGTAAGTTACAGTTGCAACTCAAGATTCTTCAGGACGATGAAATGCAAAACGTTAAAACCATCCACAATCTGTCAAAAATGGCGGCGCGGTTCCGCAAAGGGCTAGATCGGATACACGACTTGCACAATAGCGGTGATGAATATAGCGAGCGCGAGATCAACGACAAGACTTATGAAATCGTTGTTGATGCGCTAGTGGGGTATAAGTGATGGATATCGTTGAACACAGCAAAGATTGGGTCGAGTTTGATGCAGAAACTGACGAAGTGCCATTTCTGCATATGCACGACATGATCGAGGTTAAGTACAAGAACGGTTATCAGTCTCCGCCAGTGCCAGCTTGGTCAGTTGACTTCGACGGTTCACGCTATCCCGTGACTGCTTACCGTGTGATCAAAAAGGCGGACGCCTCCGAGATCGAGCGGTTGCGGGAAGCGTTGCGACATATGATACGTTGGCATGACCAACTTTCTTTAGCCGATATTGCCAAAGCCAAATCCGCACTGAAGGAGAAAGAATGATGGATGATAAAGCATTGTTAGCGGACGGGTTTGCAGAAGCCTTGATTGGTATGGGGCGGCAGTACACCCAAGAAGTAGCCGTGTACGATTATATTAGGTGCGTTGAAATATTAATGGAACGTGACGGTATGGACTATGCCGAGGCCTGTGACTACATGGAATACAACGTAATAGGGGCATGGGTCGGTAAAGGAACACCCGTGTTTATTGACTCATTTGAGGAGGAATAGTGAAACACATGTTAAAGATGGCAGCAAAAGCCAACACACGAAAGTCCATTGTGAACAAACACAGGGAGTTTGTATTGGAGAAAAAACTGCTTGCTCGTAAAACTGTCGTAGGCCTTAATGGGGTAACATTACCGTACCTGAGGTGCTTGGACCATGAACATAGATTTACTTGAGCAAGGCGTCTGGTGCATTATCCTTTTATTCGTTGGGTATATATTAGTAAGTGGAGTGGTGATTCAACATGATGCACGGAAAAGAAGTAAAGAAGAACGAAGGCTTGGAAGAGGAAGTTAAAGCGTATTTTACACCGAAAAGTGGTGGCCTGTACGCGATAACAGTAAAAGGCAGAAAGGTTTTGGTACATGAAAAACGAGCGCTCTATAAACGCAGGAAAAAGAATACAGGTGTTGTATCCGTGGCCCTGTGATTACTGCGATAACCATACGATTTGCATTAGCACCGACACAGAAGGTGAAGCTATTTGCGAAACGTGCCTACAGGGGCTCCTTACCGAGGTTAGGGAAGCGATACGTGGGCAAGATAACAAATAGGTTGTCTTAGGGGCATCACCCTTTATTATAAGTATTGTTAAATACACTTTCGCAGAAAGGGAAGTAACATGATAGTACTGACGCGTCAACAGCGGGTGGCAGTAAAACGCCTTTATGACCGTATCGACACGGTTAAACCTGTCACCTACAAAGAGTTCAGGCGTAGTGTTTCCAAAGGTTGGGACTGCGTTATGGTCTATTGGTGCGGTATGTGGGTCGGCATAGAAACCGACGGGTACACGCACACATGATGTTGGTCTATTTCACCATAGCTTTTATCTTAATGTTAACACTAATAAAGGACCGATGACCATGGACGACCGTTTGAATTCCCTGCTTGATTTGGTACTTACCTCGCAAGCAAAGCAGCGTGAAATGGGACTGCTGCAAACTGAAATCATGCTTGAAATTGTAAGTGTGCTACGCGAAATTGAAAAGCCCATCAGCAGTTTGAATACTTACATAGATGACACCATTGAAGACAAGATCTCTACTAAAAACATGGATAACCTCACCGAATACATTGATGACAAGATTGAGCGCATGCTTTTGGATGCTCAGCACTATGTAGACACCTGTTTGGAAAGCGTGCCTAGCACCACTGACCTTGAAGATAAGTTCAATGAACTGTTTGAAGAGTTGACATTTGAGGTCAACGTGGTCAGGTAACAAAAATCCCCCTGTGATGGTTAGCCGCCATCACAGGGGGTAGTTGTCCTTGGGAGGAAGTGACAACCTTACCCTTGTTTTGAGTTTTTGACAACACCGAGCAATTAACATGCCGTGTTTGTCTTCCAAGCATCACCCTTTATTATATAAATATGGCACTTAACCAGAAAGGAGTTAGCCATGACCGAACAAGAGTTTATTATTCATCTTAAGGTTTTACGCGCACATTGGTACGACATGACCGATTGGTTTCATGAAGCAGCAGGTGAGTGTATGGAATCCTTTAAAGAGGATTACGCTGCATATAAAGCGGGAGGTTCCCCGCCTGACTGGGCAAGTTACGCTGAAGAGTTTAATGATTACCTGCGCGAAGACGGTATGCCTAATCTTTTCCCAACCGTGGAGGAATGCAATGTACACTCGTGAGCAGATTAATGTTGCCTTGACAAAGGTCAAAGAGCAATTGACAACAGAGGAAATTGTGCATGGCAAGGAACATGAATTCTTAGACCCTGAAGTTGAAGAATACATTTTCAACATGAACCAAATCCTTGTGTTCAATTCAAATGAATACAGTAGTAAAAAGAGCCACGTTTGCCGTACCACAGGATGTATCGGTGGATGGTTGTTTACCGAATTGCATAACAATAGTCCACATTGGAAGCTGACAAATTTCCAAGATAAACGGGACGTAGAAGACGAAGCACGGAAGTTTATCAGGTGGGCTAGTGATACAGACCCTGTGTTAAAAACTCTGTTTTACCCGCCTGAGGGCATTGATTACGACCATATTAATAACGACGACGCTGTGCGAGCAATTGATAGTTACTTAGAAACAGGAAGCGTTGATTGGTATGCGTTGTTGGACCTCATAGAAGGTGTTGATTATATCAATGCAGAAACCAACGAGGACCACCCTTGGTAAATTGATATAGGGCGGGTTGTCATCTGCGCATCCTGCCCTATACTTTAATTATGGCACTTAACCAGAAAGGAGTACGCCATGAAACACACTTTAGAGGCTACAACTGTAGTTATCCACAGTACACCATTTATCTACTCACCAGGATTTTTCAAGTGGCTTGAGCAAGGTCGCAAAAGCGGCACTCTACCCGCCCAAAAGTTTGACAAGTTTTTAGACGGGTTGGGTGTTCCACGTAAATTCTGGAAACCTATCAAACAAGGCAAGTACTCCACCCGCATCGAGGGCGAAGAGTTGCACCTTGAATTCAACATTTAGGAGGTAGTTATGTTAGCACAAGAAGTCTACGATACCGTAGTCCAACACTTATTTGCGCAGGGAAAACCCGCTTTCGGATACTATAGCGAAGAAGAAACCGTTGGTGATTCAGGGTGCGCGTATCGCATTGGCGAACTCAAATGCGCGGTAGGATGCCTTATCCCTGACGACGTTTATAGACGTGATATGGAAAATCAGAGTGTTAAAAATCTCGTTGATCATTGGGAGGTTCCCCCCTACTTTGAGTATCACATTCCGTTGCTCAACAAACTGCAGACGGTACACGACAACAGTCGGAACTGGGAACACGATAATCCTGAAAAAGGATGGAACTATGCCAATTTAGCAGAAGATCTCCTTGAAACCGCTTATCTGTTTAACCTTACGCCCAATATTCTAACATGTGGGCTCATTACGCAAATTCGTATACCAACAAAGGAGGCTTGATATGGGCTTAGATATGTATGTGCATCGGGTGAAGGCTAAATATTTAGAGGACCAACCTGATGTGAATATGCACAAAGAAACCATCGGGCAGTTGTTTGACGATGGCAAAACAAGTGACCTCTGGTATTGGCGCAAACACCATGACCTCCACGGTTGGATGGGCCGATTGTACGTTAGCAAAGGCGGCGAGGGCGACTTCAACTGCCAGTATATGCGCCTAACCGCAGAGGATATAGCCTTGCTGCGCGTAGCCGTGACAAACGGGACATTGCCACCTACCAAAGGATTCTTTTTTGGTGACAACCCCCCAGACGATAGCACCAAGGTTGAGGATTTGCGGTTTTGTGATGCCGCAAAAGAGGCTTTGGAAGCGGGGAACACTGTACTTTATTTCGCGTGGTGGTAATTGAAAACTAGATTGAATTGGGAGGTTGAATGTTTGACAGAGATCCAAACGGAAGATTTTATATTCTAGGAAATGGTGACAAGGTAAATATTCTACTTGGCACGCACAAAGGGAAGTCCGGCATTGTGACACGGATAGCCAGTAGCCGGATAACAGTACGCTTAGATACCAAACCGATTGTCACTGCGGCTTTCCCACCTGACTGGTTAGACAAAGCACGGTAACCTTGATTACCAGATGAGCAAACGGGCACTAGCGATGGTGCCCGTTTTATTTTGACTGACGTTAACGGGGCACAGGGGAGGCCCGTAGGAGGCGTTGGAGTATGTGGTTGGTAGTAGGGTAGCTAACCATTAACAATGGGCTCGTAGGGGCTCCATACAATCGGGCCAACACGTTGTCATCCACACGTCACACCTTAGTATGTAATTGTGCATAGGGCACAGAAACAAGGAGTTAGCAATGCAACAGCAAGAAGTGTTCGACATTGTTGTTAAACATCTGTTTACGCAACGTCGCCAAAGTATGACAGGCGGTTATTGTGCGTATCGCGGGGCCGAAGGTACGAAATGTGCCGTTGGTGTTTTAATCCCTGACGATGTTTACACTGAAGATATGGAAGAAAAGTGCGTAGACGAGTTGCGGCACCAACACCATGACGTCTTACCGCAGTTTATAATGGACTACCACAGTTTGTTACAATCCTTACAAAACGTCCATGACCACTACATGGTGACTTTAGACGAAGCCGAGGTATTTAGTCCGCAGCGGTTATGGAAACAACTTGTACATGTAGCCGCTGCCAACGAGTTAGACATAGACCTGTTGGTTACATACAAGCCGGAGGATATGTGATGGTTGAAATTAAAAACGAGGGCGACGGCACCTATACCATTCTACGCGGGGGTGCCGCCCTCGCGTGGGTTTCGTATTCCACATTACACAAAAAGTGGAGGCTCTACAAAGTGACAGGTCATGTACGGTTTTTCAGCAGTCTACAAACGGTAATGTCAGCCGCGTACACAGGCGACATTTGAGGGCAAATATAGTTTGCTCTATAGGAAGTTAATGATATTGGAGGTAATCCTTATGGATACTTGATATAGCGCGATAAGTTGGAAAATCGTCGTTTGAATTATTAAATTAATTCGGTTATATCCGATATCTGATATCTGACAATGAATTCAGTATGTTAGCCGATATCTTTTTTGATATCTGCAATGTTTGGAGTATTCCACATAGATAATGTGTGGTTTAGGAGTATGGTCCAAAAAACAGGGTTTCTATGGGTAAGATTATTGAGTACAGACCGTGAACAAATGAACTTTATTTCCCCTCGCGCACGCGTACTCCAAGAAAAAAATGTTGAGGTCGATTTGGAAAAGTCCTCCTATTAAGCAAAGTCCCCGACTGGAGGGTAGTCAAGTGACCTGAAAGTTGCTAACCTAAATATATACATCACTGGAGAAAGATGGGATGCCAAGAGGACATTACGACCGAGACACCGCTGCTAAAAAGCGACGCAAACCGTTTGACGAAATCACCGTTGGTAAGATGAGTGTGGTAGTCAACCCCATGCAGGAAAAGTCGCTGACGTCGCGGCAGGAAAAGTTTTGCAAACTCTACGCCACTGAAAACTACACACAGACGCAGTGTGTTTTGATGTCAGGATACTCTACGAACATCCGTGCGGCCTATCAACAGGCAAGCAAACTATTGGATGGGAAAAGCTACCCACACGTTGTAGAGCGTATCAGGGAGCTACGACAGGAGCTTGTAGGCCACTATGAGGTTACGTTTGACAACCATGTACGACGCATGGCAGAGATCAGGGATGCCGCGTTAGCCTCTGGAAACTTTGCGTCTGCCGTTGCTGCCGAAAAAGCGAGGGGTCAGGCTGCTGGATTGTACATTACTCGTCAGGAAATCTTGGTTGGTAAGATTGACCAGATGTCTAAAGACGAAGTTATGGCTGAAATTAATAGAATCATGAGTGAGTACCCTATTTTAATAGAGGCGACGGCACCCACAATAGACATGGAAGAGTTAAATGAAAGAAGACCAGTTATGGAACAAGTTAAAGAAAAGCACAGAAAACAGGGTTGATTGGACACGTATTGAAGCCCGAGTTGGTGCTGGAATACCCGACCTTAATGGAGTTCTTTGCAATAATGCAAAGCTAGAGTTCTGGTTGGAGCTCAAAATATGCAAAACTGCAAGCTATCGTCCACAAAAACTATGGAGACCGTCCCAGATCTCTTGGCAAACAAAGAGATCAAAAAGGATGCTCAACGTGTGGAACTTGGTAGGCCACCCGTCCTGCTCGGCATATTATTTATATAATGCGGTCAAACTCCAGCGGTTAGTGGAGGAAGGTCCGTTGTCTGTAGATCCTTGCCTGATGATGGAAAAAAGATTTGATGACGAGGCCTTGTTGGATTATATATCGTCAAACAGCCGTTGACCATTGATAATCTTCCTCTTGTCAAGTCGTCATCTATTCGTCATCTATTCGTCATCTATTCGTCATCTATTCGTCGCGGCAGCTATGCTTGTCATCCATGGCTCATGTGCCATTATGTATTTGTGCATAGGGCACAGACAACAAAGGGTAGTCAAATGCAAACCATTACTCAAGAATCGGTTAACATTTTGTTAGAGGGGTTACGCTCGGTGTACGGTATTAACGAGGGGTCGCAGGAAGAAATCTCTGCTTGGGTGCATTCCCCCGACGAAAGCAAAACTGCGGCTGAGCGTTTTATGTACGACCTCCTATGCCAAATAGACAAAGAGGCAGGGCAGGCAATGGATCAATTCTTCTTGCTCACGCAAGGCTAAAGCCCCTTGTCATCAGGGTGTCCTATGCCATTATGTATTTGTGCATAGGGCACACCACAAGGAGTCAGCCATGTTAACAGCTATACCAACCAACCTCGGGCCGCAGGAAATCACAGCGTTGCTTGCTCAGTGCAAGGCACTTTATCCAGAGAGCTTTAACAGCCATGCACCAATCTCGGAGGTCAACTTCTCACATTGGTATAATGGTTTTAAGTGTACCGTCAGTGACGACGTTGCCGTGTACAATGTTGCCATGGACGACCGTAATTTGCGTATTCTTACCGAGGTCTACGTGTTTGCTTTAGGCAACGACCTTATTGCAGCGTTTGACGTCTAACAACTAACCAAGGCTCTAGGAGTCCAAACCTCTTGGAGCCTTGGTTGGAAAATCCAAATTCTTTGGAGCCTTGGTTGAAGAATTCTAAATTCTTTGGAGCCGACGTTTGACGATTTGAATATCTATACGTCTAGTCATCCTCTAATCGTCATCTATTCGTCTCCAGGTCTATCCTCTTTTCCAAATCTACCTGCCGCAGGGGCAGTCTGTTGCCGCAGGGGCAGTCTGTTGCCGCAGGGGCAGTCTGTTGCCGCAGGGGCAGTCTGTTGCCGCAGGGGCAGTCAACTGCCGTATACGTAAGGTTTTCATTTTGCAACCAAAAACCCAAAATGCAACCCAAAACCCAAAATGCAACCAAAAACCCAAAAACTGCCACGTGACCCAAAAATGCAAAATAACCCATTTTGGGTCACGCACTGGTAGTAACAGGCAATTTTTATATATAATGTTATTTGTGTTGGGGGGGCAATAACGCACTGCCCCAACGTAAACAACAAGGGTTACTAACATGGCTACTACCAACACAACAACTAACACCAAGGGTGTTACACTAGCTAAAAGCGCAACGTTGCCTGTAATTGCCAAGGCAACGCCCAAGGCAACCCAAACGGCCCCAAGTGCCGCGCAAGCGTTTAGCTTTGCCAATGGCGCGCCTGTTACTTTTAATAGCTTGCGCGCTTGGTGCAATGCTAATGCGGGGGGCACGGCCCCCGTTAACTTGGCAAGGGTTGCCATAAACGTGCTACCCAACGTTAACGCACAATGGCAAGCGCAAGGGTTGCGGGGGCCTGTACCATTTGGGTACCAAGGCAACCCACTAGGGCAACGTGCAACCCTATTTAATATTGCACTAACAAGCGCAACGCTTGCCGCATACTTTGCAACGTGCGCTAAAAGCCCAACTACCAAGTGCTGTACCATTGGCAACCCCAACGTGTTAACCGCATTACTTAATGGGGGCTTTACGCCAAGTGCCAAAACTTGGGGCACGCCATACGTTACCCTTAGCATAATAGCTTAAGCACTAGGGCGGGGGGCACGTTGCCCCCCGGGGCCC